AAAAATGCTGGAACGGTAGGGTTAATACCACAGCTAACTAATTTTTGAAGTTCTTCTTTAAGCGAATTCTTAATTAAATCTTCAATCTCTTGCATATGATTGCTTATGAAATTTACAATAACATCAATAAGGACAGCCGAACCAATTAAAGATTTAATCAAGTCACTTAAGAATGACAACGAATTACCTTTGTTATTGATTGAATCCATTGATTTTGTCAATTTCTTCTTTTTCTTACCAATCATTGCTTTGGCAGCAGCTATTTTAGCAAATATCTTTTTCTTCTTTTCTAAGACAGCACTTTTACCTTTGCTTAATTTAGCATTAGCTTTGTCTGCTTTATCATTAAATTTATTAGTAGCATTGTCTACTTTATCATTTATTTGATTATTTAACTTATCTGCATTAGCATTTATATTATCAATATTTGGCATTATTAATCTTCGTTTTCTTCGTTATTTTTTTCATTCTTAAGCATTTCTCTTATAGTTTTGAAATCACTAAGAGATGCTGAACCGTTGCTTCTTTCAGAAACAGCTGAACCAACATCACCTTTATTTTTTAAAATATCGTTTTGTAGTTTAGCAATTTCTAATTTGATTCTAATTGCTGAATCTTTAATCTTTAAAAGACCGCCTTTTTCTTTTGCAACCTTAGTATGGTCATCAACATCCAACGGTGTTACACTAGTCGCAAGTTCATTGATTGTTTTTTGAGCGTCAGTTATTTGTAAACATGCATCATTGTAAGTTTCTTGCATCAAAGATTCTAAACTATCAGTGTTATTAACTTTAACGTCTGCTTTTTTCTTTCTTGGCATCTTAATAAGTTTTAATTGATTGTTATTTACTTATAAATATCTTAGTCCATTGTTTTATTATCGAAAAACCGCAATAAGATAATATTGCGGTTTTTTTATGACTCATGATGGTTTAATACCTCATAAACTCGTTTTTTTATAGTCCATGATGTTTTAATAACTCATATAGTTCTTTGTATCGTTTCATCGCTATTCTAATATCTTTTGTTGATAAATTAGTATAGTTCCTCATCGTTTCTAAAACTGAATTCTTGTTATATTTTGACCCACCATTCATTGATTCAAATGCCGTTTCCCAATTTTCTAATATATCAATAAGAGCATACCCAACTTTCTTTTCATTTTCATTCAATTTCTTTTTGGGTGGTAATAATTCATCATCTAACTCATCTTTTATACCATCTGATAATCTTAGAATAAAATCATCCATTGAAAATATATCACCATCAATAGAATAGGTCAAATCTGACCTAGTTTCGATATCACTAGACATATCTTCGTATGAAGCTGTTTGCTTCATATACTTCTCATCTTTTATAAGCAACCCAAGAATATAGTTCTTAGCTATTGTTCCAAAATAAGAATAAGCTTTTTTACCTCGACCAGCTTCAAATTTATGAACCTTTGTCATTAGGAAGGAAATGGTGTCACCATGAAGTTCTTCAAAGGTTTCACCTTTCCTATATAATTTATACCTTCTAATAATTGATTCTATCATCTTATCCAGTGGTCCTTTTAACCATTCATTGAATACTATGTTTCTTTCAGTATCATCTTCGGATTCTAAAAATTTAATAACAGCTTCTTCTTCTTCTGGACCAAAGTACATTTCAGTAGTCCTTTTACGTCCTCTAGTAGCTGCCATTTATGCATTCTGAACCTCATATGTTATCTTTCTATCTCTTGGGAAATAATACTCTTTTTTAGCTTGAGCTAACCACCATCTTGCTTCTATTGGGTCTAAAGACTCTTTGTAAGTTGAAAATAATGAACCATTTCTTTGATTTACATGTTTGTAACCAAATTTAGGTATAACAAAAACTCTAACATCTTTGAATGTCATACGTAATAAGAACTCATAGATAAATGTTAATTTGATACTTGGTTTAAACCCACCAAATTCATCATAAGTTGATTTACGAATTACCATACCATCAGTGTTAAAGTTTTGGTAAGTTAACAATGCATTTAAATCCAACACACCTAATTCATCAGAGAAACTATTAGCCCATACAGCTTCGTTAGTGAAACCGATAAAACCACTATTATCATCTACATCAATAATGATTGGTAAGAATAAATCTACATTTGTGTGTGCAGCTCTATATTCAACCACATTTTTAAACCAAATCTTGGCAAATTCATCGTCGTACTCTAAAATTGAGAACCATTCTGATTTAGATACTGAAACACCATAATTAACTTGTGATGCGAAATCAGTCTCACCATCGTTTTCTGCAATTGTAACTGAATCTTTATAATCTGCGTAATCATGAGCTTTAACGTATTCAGCAATGTCGCTACCTTTAGGTACAACGATTACTAATTCGTCTGGTCTTACTGATTGTTCTAAAACGCTTAATACAGCGTTACCGAATAATTCTTTTGTTGTTTCATCCAATAAATGTATCGGAAGGATAACTGAAATATTTGTTTTTTCCATTTGTTTTAATATTAATTAAGCGTTAGTTTGTTCTTTTAATGATTCTAATTGTCCTAATAAACCATCTTGTAAATTAGTCATTTCAATTTTTCTGTTTTCAACCAACCCATGATATACATTTTTGATTGTCTCCTTTTGTTTTTCAGTAGTATATTGACCTTGGCTTTCTTTGATACCTTCAATCAAATCAGTTGGAACTGAATCTTCTAACCATACTTTGATATATGTAGCAATCAATTCTGGGATATTAAGTGTTGTGTTAGTCCAAACACCATTGTTTTTGATAGTAACATTACCTTCTTCATCAACCGTTTCCATCCACTCTGGAATCATATTTGGCATTTTACCAATTACTGGTGTATTAGATTCAATTGCTTCCAATGGGAATGTACCAAAACCAGCAGCGTCATCAATCCATACAGCTAAACACGCTTTACCTAATTCAGTAGCAAAGTTTTGTCTAGAAAGACCACGTAATTCTTTAAACGTAACCCATTTGTAAATTGGATATTGTAAGTAAAATGACTTAGCAATCTTAGCAGCATCACCTTGATTTCTTGTGTGAAGTGCAATAATTGGCATTTTAGGTTTATCTGAATCTTTAAAGTATCTAGGAATAGATACTGGGACAACATGTGTGTTTAATGATGGGAATAAGTTTGATAAGTAAATAGCTTGTTTAGTGCTAGTTGTAATTACATCATTGAATCCATAATCTGTGTTCCATCTTTTACCAATAGGTAATAACTCTAATAAGTAGTCATAACTTTGAGAGAATACAACTTTTTTACAAGGGAAAGACTTAACTTGTTCCATAATATTAGAGAAGATTTCTGGGATGATAATAAAATCAGCTGGTGTAACATTAAGTGTTTGTGATTCAATTGAGATGTGTGGGATGTTAGCGTATTCATCACCCAACCAATCAGCAACACCGTTACTTTCTTCATCACCTTTTATTTTGTAATCATTTTTCTCATGTAAGATAGCAGCATTGTATCCTAATTCATTAAGTAATTTAACATGCTCATAGATGTTAGCAATACCAGCAGTAGGGTTACCTTTAGTATCTAATGTAAAGAAATACAAGTTAAAGTTTTTGTTTTCTAAGTTTTCTAAAACAGTTTTAACTTGACTTAATTGTTCTTCGATTTTTGTAGTTTGTTCCATTTTTTTTTGTTTTTGGATAGTTATTATTATTTTTCTTCTTCTACTTCTTTCAATATACCGTAAGCTAACAATGTATTAAAAGCTAATTTATAAGATAATGGTGTTTTTTCTAATGCTCTATCAGCACCTAATGTATCATCACTTTCTTCATTATAGTCAATCAACACTTCAACACACACTCTTAAAATGTCATATTTTGTTGCGTCAATTTCTCTACCACGTTCAGTTGATGATTCTATTTTTTCACTATGTGTAACTTTTCCATTAGCATCATAATAAGTTGTTGTTGTTGTATCAACAATAAGTTCTTTTGGGTTATTACCCTTAAGTATTATATTTTGCTCTAATGCATCCACATCTAGAAAATATAAGATTCCTCCGAATTCAATCATGTTTTTAAAGTTCTTCATAAGTTGTTATTTTTGTATTAAGGATTTTATCTCTTAACTCTTCATTTTTGATAAAGTCCAATAAAGAATCTATCTCATAATCAGCAGCCACATCTTTGTTATAAGAAGCATTTACTTTAACACTGATTTTACCAGATGGTTTTGATTCTAAAGCCATTGGACATGCTGTAATCAATAAGTCAACACCATCCCATTTATCAGCATAGTTTTTAACAAATCTAACTTTAGGTGCTTTTAAACCTATCTTAGATAAAAAGAAATAAGTTGATGGGATTGCTTTGTCTACTTCTCGACTAACGATTTCAATTTCATGTTCACCGAAGTCTTCAGTGTCCATAATAAAATTATTTAAGTGGTTGTTTAAACCGTCTGACATTTGGTCGGCATGGCCGAAGATTTCTAGTGGTGCTTCTAAATACAGAAACGAATTAAGTTTATTAATGTCACTAAACTCAAAAAACTCAATTAAATTAAAGTTTGTTACATCACCTTCTTGTATATTGACTTCTCCAATATACTTTTCGTATGTGTAAGCGAACTGATTAATAAAACTTCGTAACACTTCATTTATGGTTATTCCTATCTTCATAATAACCAATTTAAGTGTTTATTTACGATAAGTAAAGTGAATTATTTAAATAAACTTAAAATTTTTTGAATTAAACTTTTTTCTTTTTTAACACCACCAATATTTTGTGATTTTGGTGGTTGTGGTTTAATTTGTTTAGATTGTTCTTGTTTTTTATCTTCTTCAACTTTATCAAATATGTCTTCAATTACTTTGATAAGTGGATGTCTAATGATATCTTCTTTATTAAATTCAACAGTACCAATTCTATCTACACCACTAAAATGGGTTAATAAAAAACTTAAAGCACTATCGTATTTATTTTTAGCATCTATTTGTTTAACATCACCCAAGAAAACCATTTTAGAGTTTTCACCCAACCTTGTTAATATAGTTCGT